GTTATCACAATTGAAACCATTGATGAAGCATTAAAATATTCATTAATTGAATAAATATAAAAATCATAATTATTTTTTTTATATAATCTAAATTATATAAAAAAATTGATTAAGGTTAGTTTTGATCTGATGATACCATCACATTGATTTATGTTAATAGATGTAAAACATCTATTAACATAAATCAATGTGATGGTATCATCAGATCAAAACTAACTAAATTAATTTTTTATATGGCGCCCTATCCTAAGTAATTATATGTGATGTTTAACATCACATATAATTACTTAGGATAGGGCGCCATATAAAAAATTGATCTTTATACATCTTATAATGGTATTATAATTATAATCATTATATTATATATGTCTCATTCAACTAGTCAATCAACAAATAATGGTGTTCGTTCAAGAGGATTAGCATATAGAGGTGATACATTACCACGAAATCTAAATGATAGCTCTAATGTTGCATTTAAATCAGATATTGACAGCGTATCAGTTACTATTAATAATGATCATCAATTACCAATAAAAGTTGATGGTAAATCAAACATTATTAACACAACAGCAACAAATGAATATAACCAACTTAAGTCGGATGCTGTAACAAAATCAATTGCGATTAGTAATGCAAGAAAGAGTAAAGTTACTAGGCAACAATTATTAGATGAAGCAATAGGACATTTTAAAAATAAACATAAATTAACTCCTGTTCTTAACACAGATACTCAGACTACAAATTTTAAACAAATACCCGCAATCAGTGCTAATATTAAAACATTATCCATCGAAGAATCTGTTGACAAACTAATAAATTTAACTTACACAATTTATAATAATATAACTAAACAAACTATTGTTTGCACTTATATTGATAAATTAGGTAAATATATTAAGTCATATTATAGTCCTATTAATGTTTTTGTCAATGGTTCATTACATCATAATTTTAAATTTGAAGATAGTGTAAAAAATGAAGTTCTTAGAACTAAAATCACATCTTCCAAATTCCAAAAATTTACTGAAGGTAAGGAACATTCTACATTACGCGAATTATATTATTTTTTACTAACAACACCAGATGATGCACCAACAGGTAAAAATCACGGATTTGCACATATTTTATACCATTTATTTAATACAAATGATGATACAGTATTGTTACCAGAATATAGTTTGATTAAAGCAGATGCAAAATATTCGTTATTATATAAATTAATTGAACCACGTTATGAAACAAGTGTCATAACTTATGTTGTTAATTATATTAAATCAATACCGTTTTTTAATGATGAATATATTAAAACTCAATATCATATTGAGACCCAAGTTGAATTTGAAAATAAATTCTATGATTTTGGTATATATATGCTTAATAATGGTTTTAAATTTTTATTAGAAGTTCATGAAGACAGTTCAGCTCATAATAATAATGAGAATGATCTAACCAAAAAAATGATCGCAATTCGTAATAAAAATATTATTATTTATTTTAGAGAAAATGATTATAATAATGGTAAAAGAGTTGAAGCATTAAAACAACTACGTAATGATCTATATGATAATATTTCAGCACTAATTATTGACCAAAATATTACTTGTAGGCGCACTTTTTTAAAATATGCTTATAAAGACGAAATAAAAAAAGAAGGAATTTATTTTGCGGATCTCTTAAAAAATACATCTAATGATACTGAAAAAACAAATCTTATTAATATTTGTAGGAATGCTCAATATAAATTGTCCGAAAACGGAATGAAAGATCTATTCAAAATTTTCGAATGGAAAGAACTATCACAAAATCAAAACGATGGTTCCGTTATTAAATTAAATGATGTTTTGGGATTAATTGACGCAACTTCACCAACTATTGATAAAATTATGAAAAATATTAATTATAAACCATATATGAAACATATAAATAATGAATATATGATTGATTGGAAAACAATGGCTAAAATAATTAATAAATATTGTGAAGATAAATTACAAGACCAACTAATATCTTATTTATTATCAGTTGAAGGATCATATGAACTTATGCGTAATTTTTCCACAAAATATAATAAATTAAAAGAAGATCTTGCTAGCCAATTTTTCAAATATGAGATGGAAAAACGATTATATTTACCAAATAAACAAATCAAAGAATTAACATATACCAATGTTATTATCGAAAGCACAAATGAACTATATAAATACAATATTAATAAATTTGTAGATAGTTCTATTAAATTTAAAAATATGTTTGATGATCTGAAACATAATATTAAACTAACTAAACCTCACAAGAAAGTGATTGCTGATTATGAGTCTATCTTAAGTGAAACAACTAAATTAGATGATCATATACGTAATAAATTTTATCATCAGAAAGTGGATGAATATACTTATAATGTTATTAATAATGGACAACCTATTTTTGGCAACAGATCTGATATTAAAATATATTGGAACAAAGATAGTTGTAAAATTATTAAACACGCTGATTTTATAGCATTATGTAATTCATTAGATGTCCAGCCAACAGTTTCATCACAGTTTGTTAAAATTATTCTTGGTGATAATATTGACTTAACATCTAATCCAGATATTGGATGCTTAGACATTAAATATGACGGTGTCCCTCTAGTAAATAATATTATGAAAATTGAAAAACTAGAAAATGATAAAAATAATGAAATTGATTTTGAACATCTTGATTTCAGTAATTATGAAATAAATAATATTAAAGATGAATCAGAAGAATCAGCATCTGAATCAGACTATGATTCTGAATAAGAACACAAATAAAATATAAATTCTAATTTTTTTATAATATCATAAATATAAATATACCTATTTTTTTGTTGTTTTAGATGGTTTACTTTTGTGTTTTTTAGATAGCTTTTTTGTTCTTGATGCTTTTTTTTTCTTGTCTTTTAGTTTCTGTATATCTTCTTCATATTCACTATACGTTATACCAAATAATCCAGATTCAACTTTTCTTTTATTAACAAGATTAACTATTTTTTCTAGCCTTTTCATATTAAAAGGATGGTTTTCTAAATCATTTTCCATATATAATAATAATAATCTCCAGTTATCATATGTATTTTCACCAATCGACCCATATCCAGAGATAGTAAATATATGTACTGATATTGAAAATATATGTTTTTTATCTTGAAATCCTGATTTGCGTGTGTTTAATGTGATTACAGCTAATTTTTTACCTGCATATTTTAAAGGATTATTTTTTAATATCTGTTTAATTTCATCTCTATCTTTTTTAATAATTTTAAATGGTTTTTCATCTGGAAAAACACAAAATTGTTTCAAACCTTTTTTCTCTATTGTTTCTTTTAATGTTTTTAAATATTCATCCATTATATATAATAATATATATTAACAAAATAAAAAGAGCATTAATACAATAATCCATATGATGGCTTATTATATTGTTGTATTTAATTAAAATCGATTTTTATTATATAATAAACCATCATATGGATTTTCGATTTGATAACTACTTACAAAAAAATTGATATTTTAATTATTAAATTTAAGGAATAATATAATATATAAATTATAATATATAAATGTATACATGTCAAGTTTGTAATTATTCTTTAACGATTGGAAAAACAACAAATGCGTCCCAAGAAAATATGATATCATTATCTGATCCGAATGAATATATTAAAATGTTCACGAATAAGAAGAAGAAGATAGATGCAAATTCGATAGATATTCCGATGGAATTAACATTTGATTTAAATTCATTGTCACAACAGATGGCAAAGAACAATGTGAAACCAGAAATGGTAACATTAATAACAAATAAATTCAATATAGTGAAGAAAAATATGAGACCAAATACATTTTGTTTAAAATGTTCTCAGTGTAATGAAACATTCATATTACCACCAGGAAAATTGTCAACAATTAAACTGAAAAAAACAAGTAGTGTTAATAATATCGATAATATAAGTGAGATTATAACAGATTACACTCTACCCAGAACAAAAGATTATATTTGTCCAAATAACGAATGTAAAGTTGATGATGTAAATAAAGAGGCGATAATATATAGACCGAATATGAATGAATTTATAACACAATATATATGTACATCGTGTAAAACCATATTTTGAACATATGTAGATTCATAAAAAACCCATATAAAAAAATTGATATTTAATTTATAAATAAACTTAAATATAATAAAATATATAATATATACAGATGCCACCTAAAAAAAGTCCAGTTAAAAAAACAGTTAATAAAGTTAATAATAAACCAGACATTAATCAACATACTGTAGATTTGAGTAATATTGGTCTCCATATAAAAGGAGATATTACAATGAATGATTTAATTGGAGGTAAAAAATCGAAACCAATTAAAAAACCCAGTAAACCTATTAAAATTAAAAATGATAGTGATTCAGAAGAAGAAGATGAAGAGGATGATCTATCAAATGATGAAGACCAAAAATCAAAACAAGATGAGGAAGAAGTGAAAGATTCAGATGTTGAAGATGAAAATAATATAGATGATGATGTAACAGAAGAAGAATATAAAGAGAATAATGCAGAGAATTATATGGAGAATGAAATTGATGAAAGTGATGATGAAGAAGAAGAGGTTGATGAAGAAGAGACACCATCAAAACCAAAAAAGGTGGATGATGATGATGATGATAAATCAGTAAATGAGGAGAATTTATCAGGAACATTAGATTTAACAGATTGTTTATTAGATGAGGAGGTATATACGGATGAGATAGTAGAGCCTACCATGATAGAACCAGAAAAACGAATGAGTCGTGCAAAATTAACGAAATATGAGAGAGTAAGAATATTAGCAGCAAGAACAAAACAACTAGCATTAGGTGCTCCTCCATTAGTAAAAAATATAAAAGGAAAATCACCAATGGAAATAGCAGTGATTGAATTATCATTTAATATGATACCTTTTAAGATACGTAGACCAATGCCAAACAATACATATGAAATCTGGAAATTATCAGAGTTAGAAAAATAATAATTTAGTGAAGTCCATTTGTTATACATTTTATTTTATTTTATATATGTAATTTATGAATATTAACACTAATAATTATAAATTACAGGGGGGCTCTAACCAGCAAAAATATATTATATTATCGTCTGATGAAAATTTAAATGATATATATGAAATATATGTAAGAGAACACAAATTTAAAAATACATATGATCAATTCGATGATGTCAAGGCAATAAATAAAACAGTAATCCAAAATTCGGAATATAAAATAGATGTAAAAAGCGAATATTATAGTCCGTCAACCAATATTGGAGTGTTTAATTTTCTAAAAATTCCGATTAATTTAAAAAATAATGAAACAAATGTCATTTCATTTTATGTTAAATCACTTGAAATCAAAAGAAATATAAACCACATAAATAACACATATTATTATGATGATATTGGTAAAACTTTTTTTGTTCTGATTCGTGAATGTTTATCATTTAATTATTTTTATTATCAAATCAAATTATATGATGGAATTAAAAAAATTGATACTTTTCCAGATATTGACCAATTTGCTTCAGAAATTAAGATTATTGTAAATGATGCAAAAAATTTACTTTATAATATACGTAATATATTAAATCATATGTTATTGTTTAGAAATCCCGCGATTGAATATGATCCAAGTCAATGTGATACAGAATATGGATATTATGATAGTTATTATATAGATGTATCTACTAAAAAATATCCCGAACAATTAAATTCGAATCCACCCGATGATGCAATAACAAAAAGAAATAATAAAAATAAAGCCATATTTGAAAATTTTCCATTAGTCGCTTTACCGATTCCCAGTTATTTCGTTCCAAATCATGGAATGATTCAAGTCGCAATCACAGTAAATCCACACCCGCCTAAAACATATAATATTGCATTATTTGATCAACATATGAAAATACCATTTAAAGTTTATACATCTGTAAAAACAGATCTCGAATATTTATTAAAATTAATGAATAAATTTAAGAGATATACAAAATTACCATTATTTGGTAATTATTTTGGTCCAAATACATCTATAGTTAAAGAAATAGATATGATAAATAACTATATTAAAGAAGAAAATATATTAAAAATATGGGAAACTATTTGGGATTCAGCACCAATATCCAATACAGTATTTCTGGATTATTTAAAAATATCTTATAATAGGTTAGGAGGTAGTGTAGATTTTGATATTGCAAATACTGGACCAACATTAAGTGAATATTTAAAAAGTATAAATACATCAGACGGTTTAACAGTGTTTGATTTATCATTTACACACAAAAAATTAATAGATTTAACAATGGCTTTTAATAATGTAGCCAATAATTTTAATCTATTTTTAGATGTATTTAATGAAAATATATTATTATTGAATAATTTAACAAAAGAATTTGGTTATAATTATAAAGATCCATCAAAATCGAATTTTACAGTTCCAAATGTTCCAGGATCACAATTTGATTTTGATTTATTTATAAATGCAACATCAAATAATATAAATGTATTAGTTCCAGATGTAAATAATAAAGTGTTAAAATATTATTCATATTGTTTTTTTATTTTAAAAAATATTAAATTACATCCAGTTTTATCTCTAAAAATCAAGCCAATAGATGATATATTAACTGAAATTGGTATTCAAAATTGTAGAAAAATATTTTCAAAATTATTATTAGGGATTGAAGGATGGATTTATATTAATAAACAATATAATTTACGTGGATCTAATGCAACTACAATAATAATTGATCCTGTTATTTTAAATGATACAATTACAATGGATTTTATAAATGCATTCAATAGTTCAGAGATTTTAAATAAATTTGAACGTGTTGCATATAATTATACTAATTTACATTTATCAACTATAATTAATCCATTCGTGGATAATCTTAATACAAAACAAAATATACATCCACATATTACATCATTAAAAACAGTTGACTTTCCAATTGCCCAATATGGTTCTATTATGTCAGGTAATTTATTTGATTATTTTAAAGATGTAGATAATGTTATTACTAATAATTATAATACACGTATGGGGATGGGTCCTCATTTACCTATTGATAATTTACAAACTATAATAACCAATATTTTAACAAATTATAATAATATTAATACATATATTCGATATATTAAATTATTAATTAATGATTTTGTTAAAGTGGTTCCAGATCATAAAATCGATAAACTAGTCAATTATAGTGTGTTTGAAAAATTACCAGTAATAAAAATTTTATATTAATTTAATAAATATTTTTTAATTATTTATTATATTAAGAAAGATGCAAGATAATTTAATACAATTTGATAATATTAATAGTAACACAATCCCTTTAAAATTGGATACAACATTGGAACCATTCACCAGAGATTTAGATGGTGGTAATTTAAGTTATATAAATATAAATATTTTATATCAGGCTAATTATAAACTACATAAATTCAATGAATCAGATAAACCAAATGATGGTAAAATTAAAGTAATAGAAGAAAAAATAGATAAATTACATATTGTATTAGATACATATGATGCATATGAAATGAAAAAAACATATATCGACAATTTATATAGCATAACTCTATCTGTTAAACAAAATGAACTTTTTAAATTTAGATTTATGAGAAATAATAATCTTGAATTTCTTGATGAAGACCATTATTTAAGAGCTATTGAACCTGATATAAATATAGAAGCGAATAAGTCAGAACACTGGCCCATAGACTATATATATCCAGAATATGGTATTGATTCAAAATTATCAACTGAAAAATATGACAAAAAATTAGATATTGATAGTTTTAAAAAATCAATGTTTAATGTATTTAATTGGAAAACAAGATGGAGATGGATATTACCATCTGATAATGAAAAATATATTTTTACTTTTTATGTTCCAATAATAGTTACATACAATGATCCTAACACTTATTTTCGTGACAATCCGAGATTAGGTTTTCAATGGGATTATTTACCTAAAAACTTTTATATACAAAATAATACACAAAAAATAACTTTTAAAGACAGTGATGGTAATACGATAGATGATACTTTATATTTGGAAGACGTTAATATTGGTGATATATCAGATCATACAAATTTAAATAATATGATGTTCATATTAATAAGACATAATTTGGGATATTCAAATGAACAATATATAGTTAGTGATGAGTTAATAGACTATCGATTAGACAATCAAAATCTTAGTAAAATTAATAATTTTTTTAATTTGTATAGTTGTAGATATGCAAATATGATTCTATATATAAATAATTATATTAAAAATCCACTTACAATAGTAAAAAATAATACAACTTTATTAATAGATAAAATCACTGAATTTTTAAATAATACAAATAATCGTTTGTTATCTGATATGGCTGGTTATGTGAATAAAGAAGAATTTATTTGGCATGATGGTTCTATATCAAAATTACAAAAATTTGATTTTACAAATAGAGACAATTATCCGGAATTATATTATTTCCAACAAAATTATTTCTATCCAGAGATCACATATAGTACACATAACTATAGTGTTATTATAAATAATGTTAAAATAGAACTACAAATTAATGTAGATGTTAAACCACATCCTTTATTTACAGCAATTTATCCAATATTCGAAATCATAAGAGATGGATATGGACGAGTAAATGTTGGATCATTTACATATTTTAATGATCAATCAATAAGTGAGTATATAGATTTTATTAGAACATCTCCAAAAGAAGCCAAATTATATATCAATAAATGGATCGTACTTAACGTGTTATCTAATGCAATCATTACTACTGTTGAATGTAATAATTTTCCGAGAAATAAAAGTTCATTTAGACCAGAAATAAATGATTCATTAAAAATTATGGGATACAGTGTAACAAATTCTCAATTAAAAGATCCATTAACAGCAAATGTAGATGTTAGACCCTATTTAATCAAGCTAATAAATATATTGGACAAATTAAATAAAAACAGATGTTTTAATCAAACACGTTCTGATGGTTTGTACCCATTAGACTCAAATATTAATCTATCTCGATTACAACCATCTATAATGCCAAAAACATATAGATATCCTATATTATACACAGGTAAATTACTTGAAAATGATGAAAATAAACAATTATTAAATTTTAAACCAACATATAATTTGTCATTGTATTGGATCGAAAAACACATTATAACTTTATTATATAAATATGATGACCCTGTCAATAATAATATGAAAGGCTATACTGAATTCAAAATTATTAAAAGAATATCATCGGATGATGATGGTCTAACTGTTGATAATTTTGGTAATCCTATTATAGGAGTAGGTAAACCATTAAATCGTTCTATTTTAAAAATATTAGATACGAATTTGAATGAAAATACACAACCAATTCTGACGAAAAAACAAAAAAGTAATTTTTATTTTTTAATAGAAATTTTTTTAAAAATAGACACAAATATTATTGATACAGTAATTGATCTAAGTAATTATGTTTTAATGAATACAGATGGACATATGTTATACAATGGTAATCAATATAATAATATTTTATTTAAAGATCAATATACATCTTTAAAAACAAAACCAAATACAGAAGTGATATATGATAATATTACTATTAAAGAACCATTAAAAGATATAATAAAATACAATAAAATTTACCATTATTTTAAATTATATTTAACACGTATATCATCAAATAATGATTACTCAATAAAAAAGTATACTGTTGATCGACTAAATTATATATTATTAATGTATGAACAATTAATACATAGATTTAGTAGATCCTATTGGATATCACAGAAAAAGATTAATCAGGACACATTTATAAGAAATTTATCACTAAAAAACAAATATAAATTATTTATTAAAATGTTATATATATATACCCTATTAAATAATAATGATAAAATAGTATGTATTTCTAATAACTATGATACTGATATAAGAATAAAAAACTTGAATCATAAAGATCCAAAATATAATATCGCAATAAAATATACAGAATTAGGGTATATTGATCTAATAAATAAAGATGAAACATTGATTAAATTAACAAAATTAGCGATGTATAAGGTGAATATTGGTTCAATACAAATAAGAACAACAGATGATATTATTAAAAATAGTATATTTGATTATTCAAAACAGATAGGTAATTATTATAAATTAACTACAACATCAGGTGATGAAGGTGAAACTCATAAATATACAAATTTAATGGACGTAAATCGTTATAATACGATTGAAATTCTCAGGATTACGTTGGAAAATTGTATAAAGAGATTGTTGAGTGCAATAATCTGGCCCGAATTTATAAATGAAGTTAAAAATTTATACAATGAACATTTAAAAATTAGTCAAACGATTGATAATCTTCATATTGATAAATTAACAATATGATTTATATAATATTATATATGGATTTATAATATATAAATTTTATTATTTATATATTATATATATTAGAATATGGAATATTTAATTCAATTTGATAGTATAATTAATAATATTCAACACACACAATATACCCAAGTTGGTGGTAGACAAATTATTGTTAATATTTTATATGATAAAAATTATAAACTTGAACATGCTGATCCAGATATTATCAGAGAAAATTTTGATAAAATTTTTCTGGTTAACGAAAATTTTGAAGCAATCGAAATGAGACAAACTTATTTACCCAATCTTTATAGTATTAGTCTAACTGTTGAAGCTAATAGACCATTTTTATTTAAATTTATGAGAAATAATCTTTTAGAATATTTAGATGAAGATCCTTTCTTAATATCATATCAACCACCATTATTCCCATCTTATATATATAATGACAGTGATGAACCATGGTTCGCTGGAACTCCTAAATTAGCAAGTGCGGTGGGTATGTTGTCTAAATTTTCCGGTTTGAGTGTTCTAAAAAAAAAAGCTGGTTTAACTCCAGCATCATTAGGACCTCCAAAATATGAACCATATGATGGTGATCAACCAATTGATAATGTATATAAATGGTCCACACGATGGAGATGGATATTACCAAGAGATGAAAATAATGGTCAAAAATATTTTTTCACATTTTATATCCCAAAATTAACTTTTGAACCAATTAATAAAAATGTTTTAATGAGAAATGAGCCATATTCGATTGGTTACAGTCAAAAATTAGAAAAAATACCTGCTGGATATTTGATTCAAAACAAAAAACAATTAATAACAATGAAAGATGTTAATGGTGACACAATTGGTAAGCCATTTTATTTAAATGATGTTAATATTGGAACTATTTTAGATCCAAATGATAGTAATAATTGGTTATTTCGTCTAATTAAACACAATTTGGGATATGATGCGAACATTGTTTTGACTGTTAATAATTTATATCCAAAAGATGGTAACTATATCGAAACAGTTAATAGATTATTTAATGATTTTAGTTGTAGAAATGCAAATATGACCCAATATATTGCTCGCTGTATAACTGATAATGTTGAAATTGCCAAAGTCCAATTAAATCTTTTAAAAACAGAAATTAGTCAACTAATGCGAGTTACTGGTAATGGAGGTGGTGCCGGATATTTAAATACTCCAGCAATTGCCGGAATTACTTTAAATAAACCAGGATCTCCAGGATATTATAACTTTTTTAGTGGAAAGCCAGCCGCAAGTCCTATTATGCCTGCCATACTAGGGACTAGATTGAATTATTCCGATCCAGCCAAATTGGGCAAAGAAAATTATTTTTTGACACAATTTTCAGTATATCCATCAGTAGTTCGAACATATCATAGATATAATATAACAATCGTAGATATTAATATTGAAATGAATGTTAATGTTGATATTAAAAATCATCCAGTTCAAGAAGTTCTTCAAAGAATATTTCAAATATTCTTAAACACTTTACCAAATACAGACGAACGTGTTGTTAAATCTTTTAATACACTCAGTATTATGGAATATATTGAATTTATTAAATCCAATGTTAAAGAAGGTTTTAGATATATTCAAAAATGGATTGTCTTAAATGTTCTAAAAAATGCGAGAAATGCAGGACCAAGCACTCCTAATGGTTTCCCAAGATCTGGACAACCTTTTTATAAAGATGAACTAAAATTAGCTGGATATACTATTACCAATGCAGAATTAATATCAGGTATTGCAACTACAGATGTTAAATCTCAACCATATCTAACAAAAATTATTAAATTAATTGATGATATATTGGTTCCAGGTTTTGTGTTTAGACAAGATGATACAATACCATCTGAATTTAATAATGAACTTAGTAGAGAGAATTTAGATGAAATATTAACAACCACAAATCCAGTAATAGTGTCTGATCCCCTTTATTGTGTCCCTCTACATTATACAGGAAAATTATTGATTGATAAAAAATTAAGAATTGCATTGGAAATTAATTTGAGATTTATGTTGACATTAAACTGGATCAATCGTAATATATTCGCACTATTATACAAATATAATGCAGAAATTGATGTTAATGATCCGTTATTTACAGAATTTAAATATAAACAACGCGTTCAGATAGGAGGAAATGGACCCCTTGAAGAAACAGATCCTGAATCAGTTTTGGAAAAATTATTAAGAAAAATAAATAATAATACAGAAGTTGTTTCAGAAAAAGATGCAGGTATTGCTACTCAAACATCATTGTATAATATTATTTCTATATTTAAAAATATTGATGGTGAATTACATTTGTCCGATATTGCAACATTAGATGGACTATATAATGGTGGAGCTGATGCACCATCTACTAATAAAATTATAATAGATGTAGATGGTAATGTAGAGTATATGAGTAATTCAATACCACAAGTCAAAAAATTTTATAATAAATTATTCAAGAAGTATTTTGACGATTACACTCAAAAAATAGCCGTAATGCCACCACCACCTATTGACGATGTTAAATATGTTAATTCATATAGTAAATATCTTGTTACAAATCCAGGTGTTGACCAAACTGTTAATCGAACAATAGCTAATATCATCAGAAATCCTGTTATTCAAGTCCAAAGATTTAATTGTTTAAAATTAAAATATACTTTAAATACTGTTCCCGCTATTGATAAACTAATTGAAGATGCTATTTTACAAAATATTAGAGTATTGAGTGAATTATGTATTAAATATCGAGAATGTTTAGAATATTCTGAAGTAACACACGGTTATTTATCATCATTATACTCATATTGCATCATTGGCGCACCACCCTATAACCGCTCAACAGTTATATCATATAAAGATATAATGGTATCTAATTATAATTCTTATATGAAAAGTTTCAATGCTGTAGCTGCGTTACTTCTTGAATATAACGCTCTTCCACAATTGAATGGTGCTGACTTAAGAATTGGTTATATAAACGCTCTAAAAGGATTAGGACCAAATACGATTGATACAAATATTAATAATGATTTGTCTGCACTTAATGGGCATTTGAATACTGCGAAGGGAACAGTAGATGGATTGGTTACGAATTTGATTAGTACTGGTGGTACTAAGATAGCTCCAGGCGGTACACCTGCATTAGGTCAATTAGATGCAGTTAAAGATTCTGGTGGCAGTGGTTCTCACCGAACCATGTTACAAAATTATAACACGTTACTTGCTGATCTAGCATATATCAATTTCCAAAAAATAAATAGTCATATTAGAGGCTATACAGTGAGTAATTTGAATGAAACATTAGCAATTTTTGAAAAACCGATACATGATTTTGCACAATCATTTTGGATAGATCACACTATACAGTCAATAGATGTCTTTATTGATGAATTGACAACAATAAATAAATTTAAATTATTCATTAAAATGTTATTTATTTATACATATTTGTTGAGGGATGAAGCAGGACGTATATTAGTAAATGTTTATCCATTTTTAGTACAAACTATTGCTAGAGAAGGTGTTGTAGGACCATCAACACAACCAGACCAATATGAAATATTATTAAAGGATCCATATGCCAGAGCTCCAACAACGGTAATAGATGAAAATACTCCATTAAATTTCTATGATTTATTGAATAATAATGAAACATTAAACAAATTAATAAAATTGGCAAGTCATAAAGTGATATCTGGATCAATCGCAATAGAATCGACAGAGGATATAATAAAAAATAATGGATTTTTTGATATGACTCATCAAATGGGAGTATATAATAAGCGAGCACTTGTTCCAGGACCAACTGAACAATCGACCGCTAATTTAAGTAATAAAGACAATTACAGAAGAATATCAATCAAAAATATCCCATTAATGAGCTGTATAAAATATTTGGTAGCGGCGCTAAAATGGCCCAGATTTCAGGGAGAAGTAAATAAATTATATAGTGATTTATTGGGTGTAAGTCCAGCAATAAATGTATTACACAATAATGAACTATCATATTAAACTTTTAATATAAAATCACTGTTATTTTTAAAATTGTAATATATAAATAATAATAATTTATATATTATATTAGAGCATGGATAATTTAATTAGATTTGACGATATAAACAATAATAACCAATATACACAAGTTGGTGGTAAAAAGATTATAGTAAATATATTATATAGTAAAAATTACAAACTGAGATCTGCTGATCCAAAAATAATCAGGGAAAATTTTGATAAAATATTTTTGATTACTGAAAATTTCGAAGCATATGAAATGAAACAAACGTATATACCAAATATTTATAGCATAAGTTTATCTGTAGATGCGAATAAACCATTTTTATTTAAATTTATGAGAGATAATTTATTAGAGTATTTGGATGAAGATCAATTTTTAGTATCATATCAACCTGATGTATTTTATAATTATGTTTATAATATACCAATTAATTGGCTCTTAGAATCAACTCAATATTCAAATGATCAGAAAATAAAATTTATTAGAGATAATATGGTTCCATATTTAACAGGTGATGTTGGGAATGCAGTTTTAAATGAAATAAAAAATATTGCATCAATGAATAGTTCTGTATTGACAGATAGTATATATTTATTGGGAACATTAGTAGCATTAAATTTTGGTGATAAAATTTTGAAAATAATTAAAAAAACACCAAAATATGAGCCATATTATGGTAATCAACCGATAGATAATGTATATAAATGGACCACAAGATGGAGATGGATATTACCAAAAGATGAAGATAATAATCAGAAATATATTTTCTCATTTTATATTCCTAAATTAAATTTTGAACCAATTAATATAAATGTAAAAATGAGAACAGAGCCATATGTAATTGGATCCAGTAATAAATATGAAAATATACCTGCTGGATATTTAATTCAAAATAAAAAACAATTAATAACTATTAAAGATATCAATAATAATACCATAGGTGAGCCATTTTATTTAGGAGATGTTAGTATAGGAACAAATGAAGATCCAAACGATAATAATAATTGGTTATTTCGATTAATTAAACATAATTTGGGTCATAATGCAAATACAGTTTTAACAGTGAATGATTTATATAATAAAGATGATGATTATATAGAAAAAATTAATAGATTATTTAATGATTTCAGTTGTAGGAACGTAAATATGATTGAATATATTACACGTTGTATAACTGATAATGTTGATATCGCAAAGGTTCAATTAAATCTTTTGAAAACAGAAATTGTTAAATTAACAGATATAACTGGCCACGGTGTTGATGCATTAAATGTACCACAATATTTAAATAGACCAGAAATATCTGGTATTCCTTTAGATAAACCAGGATTTGTTCCAGGATATTATAAATTTTTTAATGGTAATCTGTCAGAAGGTGTTCCAGCAATGATAGCAACATTAGATAATTATGGAGCAATGGGATATCCAGGTAAAGAGAATTATTTTTTGACCCAATATTCAGTATATCCCGCAGTAACACACACATATCATAGATATAATGTAACTATAGATGGTATCACAATTGAGATGTCTGTTAATGTTGATATTAAAAATCATCCAGTTCAAGAAGTTCTTCAACCAATATTTTCAATATTTTTACAAGGATTATCAAAAACAGATCATCGTATTGTTAAATCTTTTAATACACTAAGTATTTCGGAATATATTGAATTTATAAAAAATAATATTAAAGAAGGATTTAAATATATACAAAAATGGATTGTTCTTAATGTTCTAAAATGTGCAATAAATGTTCAATCAGGAACAGGAACACCAAATGGTTTCCCAAGATCTGGTCAACCATTTTATAAAGATGAACTAAAATTATCAGGATATACAATTACCAATGTTGAACTAACAACAGGAATAACAACAGACATTAAAGCTCAGCCATATTTAACTAAAATTATTAAATTAATTAATGATAAACTTGTTTTGGGTTTTATATTTAGAAAAGATGATTCAAATCCATCTGAATTTAATAATGAATTAAATAGAGAAAATTTAGACACTATTTTAACAAGTGTTGATCCAATTATTCAAAATCCAGCATATTGTGTCCCTTTACATTATACTGGAAGATTATTGATTGATAAAGATCTAAGAATTATATTGAAAACTAATATGAAATTTATGTTGACATTGAATTGGATCAATCGTAATATTATTGCATTGTTATATGGATTTAGACCTGAAGTTACAGTTGAGGACCCATTATTTAGTGATTTTAAATTTATTAGAGGACGAAAAATTGGAATGAGCGCTACAAATGAAACAGATCCAGAATCAATATTAGAAAAAATATTAATAAAAATAAATAATAATACTGAAAAAGTTATTGGAAATTACCATTCAGTGTTTATTAATACATCTCCATACAATTTTATACATATTTTTAAAAATATTGATACTGAATTAAATTTAACTGATAAAGCTACATTAGATGGACTATATAATGAAGTTGATCCACGTTCAATTCATGAAATAATATTGGATGTAGATGGTAATGTAAAATATATGAGTGATGCAATACCAAATATAGATACATATTCAAACAAATTATTTAAAAAATATTATGATGAATATATAGTGGGACCAAAAAATGTTAAATATATTAATTCATATGATAAATATAAAAATAAAAGTCCAGTTATATCTGATACTGTTAATCATCTTAAAGTTTCACGATTTAATTGTTTAAAATTAAAATATACTTTTGAAACAGAGGCAATCGATGGACCTAATGGTGTATTAGATAAACAAATTGAAGATGCTATTTTACAAAATATCAGAGTGTTGAGTGAATTATGTATCAAATATCAGGAATGTTTTAAATATTCTGAAGATACTATTAATAATATTCAAGATGCAAATTTAAGTTGTTCCCTACCACAACCTTTTAATAGATCAAAAATAACATCGCTAAAATATAAATTGGAATCCAGTTATAATTCTTTTTTAAAAAGTTTCTATGCTGTAGCTTCGTTACTTAGTGAATATGGAAACCTTAATACATTAAGTGATGGACCTAATTCGAATCAGATCCAAGGTATTGACGCAAGAATTGGTGGAGCAACAAGTCCAGTTGTTGGGTTTGAAAAAGTTCATCAGGCTCGTGCCGCTATAGTCGCTCTGAAGAATGCCGTCACAGGAAATATTGATAATAATATTACCCAATTAGACACAGATTTTAGAGTTACTAAACCAAAGATTAATACACGGATAAATAATGCACTACAAATCGGGAGTACACTACCTTTAAAGCTTGTATTGGATGGCGAGATAGATAATATAATGAAAGTATCTTTATTTAATATGTCTGTTTCTTATACTCAATTAATAATTAATCAAGCATATATCGATTTCCAAAAAATAAATAGTCATATTAGAGGCTATACAGTAAGCAATTTAAATGAAACATTGGCTATTTATGAAAAACCAATATATGATTTTGCTAAATCATTTTGGATTGATCATACTGTTCAATCGATCGATATTTTTATAGATGAAATATCAACCATAAATAAATTTAAATTATTTATAAAAATGCTATTTATTTATACATATTTATTGAATGATGAAGCAGGACGTATTTTAGTAAATACAGAAACAGTTCCAGGATCAAATATTAATCGCATCACTAATAATGTTAAAAAAGAAGGCGAAGGGGCTCCAACAACTCCACCAAATAGATATGAAATATTATTAAAAGATCCAAATTCTATTAGAGCTTCAACAACTAAAATAGATGAAGACACACCATTAAATTTCTATAGATTATTCAATAAAGATGAAACATTAAATAAATTAATAAAATTGGCGAGACACAAAGTAATAATTGGAACGATCAAGATCGAAACAACAGAAGAAATAATAAAAGATAATGGATTCTTCGATGTGTCTTATCAAATAGGTACATATGATAGAGTATTACTTGTTTCAGGACCAACTTCACAATCACCAATGAATCTGAGAATTAAAGATAATTATAATAAAATCAAAATTAAAGGTGTTCCATTAATAGATTGTATAAAAAATTTAGTAGCCGCATTAAAATGGTCAGGATTTAGGAAAGAAGTAGATATATTATATAAAAATTTGTTAAAAAAGAATACATCAATAGATGTGTTAGAAAATAACGAACTTTTATATTAAACTTTTAACATAAAAAATTATAATTAAAATAATTTTGAATTTTAATTATATTATGTATTTTTAATGAAAGAAATAACAGTGGCCATAAACATTAAAAATAAAAAAATAAATAAATCGTTTAATAATTATATTGACTTATTAACATATCTATTTATTAACGACGGATATATTAAAGATAAAAGTATTATACATCATATAAGTTCTACTTTAGATTATTTTCCAATGTATCGTATATCTAATAATACAATACATTTATTAACAGACAAACAATATATAAAAAAAGCCATATTGATGGATTACAGACCTATTAACAGTTCAAATATTGAAATTATTAATAAAATTAATAAAAAAAAAATATTTTTAAAAAATTATGACCTAATATTACTGGAAAAAACATATTATGATTATTTTAAGGATGATCCTGAACTAAATGAAATTACATATTGTTTAAAACCTGATTTTATATTTAATTCATATCAAATAAAACCATACTATACAATTAACGAACTTTCAACCATTCTATATTTAAATAGAAATATTGGACGATCAATTACTGAAAAAAATGTTTCAAAATGTATTATAGTTAACGACTTAACGATTAATAATAATATGTTAAATATACATAACGACTATATATCATGGATGAATGATGCTAACAAACTTGACAATATTCTAAAATATTACTCATTATTTGGTGGGGGATATTGGAATGTGTATTTAAGAAATCCATTACATTATAGAATAACTGAAATAATGTTAGACAATATAATATCATTAATAAAAATAATTGATAATTCACCATCATTCGATAAATCATATTATCTATACAGATTTGTCAGTGAAGATTTGCATTTAATGGATCTAAAAATAGGAGATATTTTTACGGACGATGGATTTACATCAACTTCAAGAGAAGTTTACTTTGAGAAAGATATTAATTATGGAAAAATATTTATAAAAATAAAAATACCAGCAGATACAAAAGGATGTGGTTTAATGATACAAAGCAGTTCTATATTTGAGTATGAAAAAGAAATATTAATACGTCCAAGTAATTACAAATTAATATCAAAAAATATGGATCCATCAATTGGTCGTAAAACATATGAATTTGAATGGATGTCAATTAATACAAATGGTATAAAAAATATTATAGATAAAAAATTATTTATTGAAAAAAAAAATATAAATAATGTAAAAATACTTGACATAAAAACTGAAAATTTAGATGATTTTTCTCCAGAAAATAAAGCAAAAATTTTTTTTAATAAATATAAACCAGAATTTAAAACAAAAATAGGCAATAAATTCGTTAATTTTAAGATCAATACCGTTACTTCTGAAGTATATAAAAGAATGTTCACATTTACTAACCCTATTATTATATATGCTATAGATGAATATATGTGCACTATTGACATTATGATTGAAATAAAAAATAATAAGATTGCAGTTAATGACGCATTTAAATACAATTATATTGAAAAAAATAGTAAGTATAGTGTCGAAGAATTAATGTTATTTTATAAAGATCTTGGTAGATTATTTAATGCAGAAATCATAATTATTTATCCTGATTATTCGTTATATAATAATATCGAAATCAGTCAAACATTATTATATTTAATGAACATATATAAAAAAGATGATGTAAATATATCAGATAAAACTAAATATTTATTAAAACATTATAAGAATTCATTAAAATTAGAAACACTCTACTTTCTTATTGATATATCAGTCAAAGATTTAATTAAAATATTATTCAAATTTATTGATGGAGCAAATGATTTTATACCTGATTATAATCATATACTGATATATAATAATTTAAAAGATTATTATATCAAACACAAAAAAAGTCGATTGATTGGTTATTTATATTATATTATTACAAAAAAAAGTCAATTATTTAATATTTTTAGGAAAACATTATATAAATATTTTAAGATTGATATAGATGAATATATATTTGAATTACATTTAGATAATATAAAAACAACATCATTTAATTCAGAACTACCAGTATTTGAACCATATAATGGAAACAGATTATCACATGAATTTACCACAAGATATTATCAAGTGAAACCAACTAAATATTGGAAATGATTAAGTTATTATTTTAGTTTGTTCCATAAGAAATTTTATCATTATTCATTTTTAAGAAATTGGTTTTTGTGTTACCATCTATTGATGTTTCTTGAAATATAGACGCATTGTTATCAATAATTGGGGACTGAATATCATTATCAGAATTTCTATTTATTTTTATAACATTTGATGCATTATTTGATATATTTATTGTATTTGTTTTGTTTATTGAGTTGTTATCGATCTCACTATTTATTTTTATGATATTAGAAACATCATTCAATATATTAATTGTATTTGTTTTATTTGTTGTATCATTATTAATTTCATTTTTTTTATTTATAGTTTGTTTGATTGATTGATAGGAGGAAGAATTAATAAGTTGTTTATTATTAGATATATACACGAGAACCTCGATAATAATAATGATAACAATAATGGAAACGATAATAATAAACAAATTTTTATTGATGTTTAAAAATTTTTTATTTGAGAATAGACTAGACATAAATATAATATAATATGAATAAATATTATATTATTTATAATGTAAAAATAGAATATATATAATATATTAGTATAGAAAGATGGATCCAAAACAAGAAAATATTAAAACTAATTTTTTGATAGTTCCACGATCAATTAATAACGATAAAATAGGTATTGATGTTAGAAATCAGTATATACGTCTGGGTATAATATTTGTATTAATATTTATTGCGATAATACTGTCATTAAAGGAATATTTAGATGGTATTCGTTTTATAAGAGATTTTTCAATAACAGACACATTGTTAAGAGATAATATAGATTAAATTTAATATGTTATTAATTTATATATTTAAATATTAATTACATATTAATTAATTATATAATGAATATAATATTTAATAGTAATTTATCTGATGTGATTGCAACTAAAACGAACAGTTTATTATATAAATTTAAAGAGGATATGTTATATTTTAAGAATTTAACAAGTGGAACAGAAGATAAGTCGTCAGTATTAATAGTTGGATACAATACTTTTATTTCATTAAATGGAGATATTTTAACGAAGAACAATAGAAAATTATGGGTATTAAGTAAAGATCATAATATTGAAGTCAGTAATAATGTTAAATTATTTAAATCATATGATGATATTATTAATAATTACACATTAGATAGATTAAAATATAATTTTTGGGTGATTGGTGGGAAACAGATATATGAATTATTCGAAAATATAACAGAAACTATTTATCACTGTCATGTACAAGATAATTCTGATTATATACAGCCAATATGTTATAAACCATCTAATTATTTTGAATTAGTAGAACAGACTGATTGTAACAATATATTAGACCAGAAAACAGATAAATATTATAATGTGATTTATAAAAAATATGTAAATAAATTTAAAATAACAGATTATAAGAAATCAGATGATGGATCCTCAAATGAGTTTCAATATCTTAATTTATTATATAAAACATTAATATCAAATAAAAGAATGACACGGAATGGAAATACTTATTCATATTTTGGAGATCAAATAAGATTTAATCTTCAGAATGGGTTTCCTCTTTTGACGACCAAAAAAATGTTTTTCAAAGGAATTATTCATGAATTGTTATTTTTTATGAAGGGACATACAAATTCTAAAGAGTTGGAAGCGAATGGTGTTAATATTTGGAAAGGTAATACAAGCAGAAAATTTCTGGATTCTAATGGTTTTAATAATTATGAAGAAGGAGAAATGGGTCCAATGTATGGTTATCAATGGAGACAATTTAATGGATCCCCAGATATTGATCAACTAAAAAATGTTTTAAATGAACTTGAAAATAATATTACATCAAGAAGATTATTAATGACCACTTTTAATCCTTTACAAGTTGATCAAGGTGTGTTATATCCGTGTCATTCACTCATTATCCAGTTTTATGTTGTTGATCAAGATGACAATCGTATGGTTAGTCTTCATATGTATCAACGTAGTGGAGATGTATTTTTAGGTGTACCATTTAATATAGCATCAACCTCCTTATTATTAATGATAATATGTGATTATTTGAGTAATAAAACCGGAATAAATTATAAAGCAAATGATGTAATAATAAGTTTTGGAGATGTTCATTTATATGAACAACATTATGTTCAATCATTGGAACAATTGAGAAGAAAACCATTAGAATTTTGTAAATTAAAAATAAAAAATAAACACAATGATATTAATGATTATCAGTATGATGATTTTGAATTAGAAAATTATAAAAGTTATCCAGTTATCAAAGCAGATATGGTTCCATAATTTATCATAATAATAGTTCTTCATTTTCAATACTATCTAAACTTTCATATGGTGTATATTTTTTTAAAGGATCAAACTCATCTAATTTATATACATATCTCATACTTTCAATATCTTCTAAATAAATATTTTCTTTAGCAACATATATTTTATCAAGAATATAGGTGACGATATGATGAATTAATTTTAAACTGGAACCAACTACTGGACCAATACCTGGTATTATTCCAATAAAAGAAAAAAATGCAAGTAAATAATTACCTCTTGCAAGATTAGTAAAAGATGAAATGAATTGATATGGTCCAGCGATATGGTGTAATGAAGTAGTAAGAACATGGTTAGGAATGATGGTAATGACATCAAAAATGATATCAACAACATTAAGTATTTTAGTAAAAACACTATCAAATTTATTATAAAAGAAGCCTCCGTTTTGTTTTTTATTTTTTTGGAGTGATTTCGAACATTTATTTGAAATATTATTAAAATAGTTAAATAATTTTTTGATATGTTTATGGTTTTTCAGGAGTGATATTAATATATTAATTGTATTATTTATATTGATTGTGATATCTACTTTACCAAATAATATATTAATATTATTATGGAAATAACATAGGTAATTAGATACCAAACGTGATGTATCCAATAATTTATGTCTTTTATTTAAAATAAAAATCTTTTTAAATTTGTATATACTATTATAATACAATAATAATATAGAGCAAGAAAGCAGTTTAAATTCGTTCATATATGTCATTATATATACATATATATATATATAAATATTGAAATTATAATTATAAATAATATAATGATTTAAATATGTTTTATATATTATAAATAAATGGATTCAGCAAAAAATAGTGATAAAAATATGTTAAATATGATGCAAACCATATATAAGACCGAACATTATGGAACCTTAATAGAGATGATAAAAAGGATTGCTAAGGGAGATGATTATGAGTTTGAGGTGAGTGTAAATAGAAAAGAAGGTATAAATATATCTCAATATATGGATATAGTGAAATATATAGCAACTCATGCTCAAACCCATAGTGATAATAAATTATTAAGGGAAACAACACTAGACATATCATATGCATATAATCCAAATAACAATAATAATTACAGAATAACAATTGTTGATGAAAATCGTATAAATCTTATTATGAGTAATTTAACAATACGTAAAAATCATAGTATATTCTCGATCTTGACAAATAATATAAATAATCAGAGTTCAGTAGAGGAACAAAAAAAAATGTATATTATTCATAAGATCAAAGATAGAAAGGATATAATTGATTTAAATGAATTTGACATTAGAATACGTTTATCTCGGGAAACCAATATAGATAAACAAACTATCAATGAACTTGTAAATTTATCAGAAGGTGAACGAAATAAAATAATGTTTAGATTCAAGGAGCGTTTATCATATGTAATTATAGGAAATGAAAATTTTGATATTAGAATTGATTTAACACATATTAAACAAAATATGTCATTATTACATTTAAACAATAGTCCGTCAATATATGAACTTGAATTAGAAATAATTAAAAAATCAAATAAAGGGTTTAACGAAGAAAGTGCTAAATACATATATAATAAATTATTATTAGAAATATATAGATTGAATCAGTTATTACAAAAGAGTACAAAGATAATAACAACATCCGCAAAAAAGAATGTGTCGTCAACAATAAATAAATTATTATATGGGAAGCCAGATTATGATGCAAAAGATTTACCCGGAATGCCGTCAGTTTCTTTAGAAAATCAACATGTAACAAGTGATTTAACTTCAAATTATTCAATTACTGATAAAGCAGATGGATTGAGAAATTTCTTATTAATCAGTAATGGTAAAATATTTTTAATATCAGAGAATCTAAATATTAAAGAGATTGATAATTCTCTATATCAAAAACTGGAAACATATGATAATACTATATTAGACGGTGAATATGTATTTTTAGAAGAACAAAATAAATTTATATATTTAGCATTTGATGTTTTAATATTTCGTGGTAAAGATTTACGTAATGAAGTCAAATTGGAATCACGTATTGAAAAATTAAATGAAATAATGAAAGATAGTTTTAATGTAAAGAGTGTCACGGAGAAGTATAATGGTGTTGGTGATTTACAAAAAATAATTTATTTTTATAAGAATCAGATCGTAAATTTATTTGAGGAAATTAATAGTAAATTAAAGAAACAAACTACAGTTATTACTTGTAAAACATTTTTTATCCCATTAGGATTGTATCCATCTGAAGTATATGCATATTCGGAAATGGTATGGAGTTTATATACAATGGATAAAACAATAAATTGTCCTTATAAATTGGATGGTGTTATTTATACACCATTAAATCAAAAATATACACGTGTTCAAAAAGAAATCAGATATCCAATTTATAAATGGAAACCACCATCAATGAATTCAATTGATTTCTTTGTTCGATTTGAGAAAAATCCTGAAAATCAACAAATTTTAAATGTATATGATAATTCTTTTGATAAATCCGATTTATCTTTGGAAGATAATACTGTTGATGAAGCAAGTTCTGTTTTAGAAGATATGACCCAATATAAAGCAACTAATAAAGTATATCGTATATGCAATTTACATGTTGGTTCGATAAAAACTGGCAAAGAAGAACCAGTTCTTTTCCAAAAAGATCAAGCATTATATAAAGCATATTTATATTTACAAGATGGTGAAGTTCGTGATATTGAAGGTAATATTATTCAAGACAATACAGTAGTAGAATTTTCATATAAAAATGATCAAACAAATGATCATCCATATAATTGGATCCCTTTACGAACACGTTATGATAAAACCGAATCTGTTGTTAAATATCAACGTAAATATGGAAATAATGAATATATTGCTGATAAAGTTTGGAGATCAATTTTAGTTCCATTCGAATTTAATGATATTAAAATGCTTGCTGATGAAAAAACATTTGATAATCATTTTAAAAATGTTATTACACCAAGAGTAACTAAAGAAATTATTGTTATGGAACGTGCTGAAAAAAAATATTATGAAGTTAATAGCAAATTAGGAACACATATGAGAGCATTCCATAACTTCATTAAATCTAATCTTATTTATACTTACTGTGGTACAAAATTAGTGAATGGAGAATATAGGAAATTAGATGTTATCGATATTGGAGCTGGTATTGGAGGCGATCTTATGAAACATTATCATGCACGAGTTAATAAATTATTTGTTTTTGATCCTGACAGTGAAAATGTTTATTCTTCAACAGATGGTATTTACTCACGTTATATTACACATAAACGTAAATTTCCTAATTTCCCTGAAACTACTATATTTATTGCTAGTGGTTCCGGACTATTTAATCTCGAAAGTCAAGAAAAAATTATTGGTAACATGTCAGATGCTAATAAACAAACTATTAAAAAGGTTTTCGGTGAAAATGCTGAATCTACTAGACATGAAACATTTGATGTTTTTAGTTGTCAATTTATGTTACACTATCTGTTCGCCACTGATCTATCCTTGAAGAATTTATGTGATAATGTTAATAAATTTTTACGTAAAGATGGTTATATTCTTATTACTATGCCCGATGGTGACCTATTACATAAATCTTTTGTTGATGACAAAATTACACATTATTATACCGATTCTGGTAATAAAAAAATACTTTTTGAATATAAAAAATTATATACTTCAGAAGATCTCAATAAAACTGGTCTCGCTATTGACTTCTTTAATGCATCCTTTATGGCTGAAGGAACTTACCAAACTGAATACATTGTAACACCCAACTTTTTAATCGATACATTGGGAACTAACTGTAATATGCATCTTGTTGAAACTGACACTTTCGAAAATCAATTTAATTCTCAAAAACATTTTATTGATATTGGTTCTCAATTTGAATCTAATCTTAAAACACGTGACCAATTTAATAAAATCAGACAGTTCTATAATATGGAACTCGATGATAATCTTAGTAGTTTCGAACTAAGTAGATTGAATAGATATTATGTTTTCCAAAAAATGAAATGAATATTATAAATATATAATGTTATAAAATATACTCATTGGTTAATAAAATAAAATAATAATTATTTTATTTTATTTTATTTTATTTGATTTAATTTATTTATTCGATTTAAAATGTTGCATATTCTGGTGCATATTGTTTTGCTAATTCATTCCTAAACTCTGCCATTATTGCCCCCATAACTTTATTATATCCTTTTAAATAACCTGTACTTTTCAAATTAGATATGTACATATTATACAATATATGAAGATCATCTTCACTATATTTTATTGTTTTTGAAAGTCTCCCAAAATTAATGAAAATGTTTTTTACATCACTATTTTTTATATTACTGAAATTTAATTTACGGTTGAGTATTGTGGTTAAATTATCATTATTTATTTCTTGCACATTTCTATCATGTCTCTCAATATCTTCCCCAACTGTTCTTCCATATGTTGAAACAAAATTATATCCATGTGCTGTTAATAAACCTGTTTCGATATTACCGATTACACTATAAATTGACATTATATATATATATATATATATAATATAATATAAATTTCCACAATTATATTATATTTTTTTTAATTTATATAGTAATATTTTAACTCTTTAATGTTTCACATATTCTACCTAATTCAATAATAAAATCATTTATTTGTTCCTCTTCGCTCTCTGTTTTTGGATTTACTATTTTTTGTTGTAGTTCTATTATTGGTTTTATAT